TTCAACGCGTCGCTGAGTTCGTCTATCTTGAAAGTCGTAGTGTCGACCAAAGTCGATACTTCCGCCATCTTAGTTTCAAAGCCCGCAGCCGCGTCGACCATAGCGCCAAACGCACGTCCCACACCTAAAGCAACCAAGCCAGCAAAAGCGACCTTTACTAGGTTTGCCGTGCTTGCTAGTTTAGTAAAAGAGCTGCCTGTTAGACCAGCCTGAGAGGCGAGTCCCGCAAGCGCGGCTTTACCGCGCTTAGCCCCGTCGACCATTGGTTTGGAATCAACGCCTAGTCTTAGTGTGCTGCTTTGGGTTGCCATTGCTCCTGCGCTTCTCTACTTGTTGCAACCAAACTTCGTCGCACGCTTTCACGAACTGCATGAGATCGAACCGGTCTTGCATCGAGTCGAAGCCAAACATTTCCGCGTAGGCTTGAATCTCAGAAAGGGGGATCCCAGACGGCACGCCGTTAGGTGCTATCATACGCGAAGAATGTAACCTTTTGAAAGCGGACAAATAAGGTAGCGCGTAACTAGTAACCCGCGGTTCGTTCGCTAAGGCAGTAGGTAATTTTCCTTGCCGCTTCGCCATTTTTTTAAGGAGGTCGATCCTGTCACCAAAAGCGACCTCCCAGGCGATGCGCTCGGTTAGTTTTTTACTGTATCGTCAACCTTCTTTTGCTTGAAGTTTGAAAGGTTGCGAGACTCCTGAAGGATGCGGTCGCGGATGGGTTCTAGCTCCTTCAGTAGCTTCTCGGAAGCTGCGGCCGAGTGCTTCAGCTCTTTGTCGCCGTCGAAGATGTTCTCCCAGTCTAGTACAATGTGGTGTGCCATAGCAACGCACATTATATTAAGCTGCTCAGCCTCAGGAACGTCGCGATTGAGATCCGCATAAGGCTTGATTGCTTTACGGAATGCTTCGGTGAAACCAACGTTGTCGAACGATGCTAGCTTGATGCGAGCGCCTCCGCCAAAATCAATCCACACGCCCTCGGTTTTTAAAACCGAGTCAGTGCGGAAGTCGTTTATGTCAAACTTGAGGGTCATGATAGTCTCCATAGTCGGGGTAAGGTGGAGCAGGCCGACCCGACCAGCCTGCTCCAATTGTGCGCACAATGTCTCGCGTTTATGCGGCGATGCGGCTGATCTGGTATTGGTAGGTGCCAGCCGAATTAACGATGCCTTCGAACGATGCGGAAGCGAAGATGTCTTGATCGTTGCCACCTGCAACGATTTCCATAGAAGTATACTTCGCACGTGGGACGGTGACAACGTAGGAATTGCCCGCCGCGTCCTGTGCTAGGAACGAAAGCGAGAAGGTTGTAGTCGCACGAAACTTGTCGAACAGCGAGCTATTTTCGAAGTATAGTTCCACTTGACCTGTCAACGACATGCGACCGGCTTCTACTCCAATCAAGCCCAACGTGCCTACGGCTTCTTGACCGCGCAGCGAGTTGTCCATTGTGAGCGTCAGCGAGTTGAAGTAGAACGTGGTTCCACCCGGGTCGCCGTCGAACACGATTGAAGCAATGTTGTCGACCGCGTTTAGCACCGTGTTGGTGTTCGCAGCAGGAGTCGTCGCACCAGCGATCTGTGTCTCGGTCATCTGCGCGTCCTTGGCAAGGATGCCGAAGGTCGTGTTGAGGATCGAGCCAGTAGCTAGCTCAAGGTTCCAGGTCGATACACGTGCACCAGTGAAGTTCCAAAACTCTGGCGTTGCCAGGTCAGAGAATTCTTTCTGAATGGTGAACGAGTTCTTGGTGGTGCCATTGCGCACGTAGTCGCAAGCCTCGACGGTGACAGAATCACCCGCGGACTCCGACGCGACGTCAGACATTGGTTCGATGCCAAGTGACAACGCGGCGATGCTCGTGATCTGAGCAAAGAACGTTCCCGCTACTGCGAAACCTACGACGCGAACGAACTGTCCGACAACGAATGAGTTGTCCGAGAAGTCTGCAAGCGCAGCGGAGTCGATTGTCCACGTGTTCGGCGAGCCACCCGTCTTGGTGATTGAGATGTCTGTCTGAGCAGCCTCGTCTGTGGCTGACGTGATCCAGGTCGAGTAGAGTGCGGCTTGGATCATCGCGTCATAAGTAGCGTAGGACCACTCACCAGAAATGTCGCCACCACCTTGGCTAGAGACCTGAACGGTGTCGGGTGTCATGCGGTCGGCGCGGATTTCTTCCGAAGTGATAAACTCCGCATTGTAGTTCAGTGATTCCGACGTGAAGCGGATCGCGTCCAGCTGCGGTGTGCCCGGAGTAGTACCCCAGGTAACTTCCGCGATTGAACGAAGCGCCACGCGGTTCGATGTGCCAAAATCAGGCATTGGGGTTCTCCTTTCCCACTATTGAAACGCGTCGAACCTGAATGGCGCGACCACGTTGATTTGGTACCACTTGCCGTCTGAACCGACCTGCCTAGCGTAAGGAGGTACCACGAACCTTACCCCTGTAGTCGCGTCGTTCCAAGAAACGAAAGCAGCAATTGCTGCATCCGCCAATGCTAACGCCTCGCCTTCACCTTCACCGCTTTCGGTGAAGATTTGAAGCGTGACCTGCCCGACGTAGCGAGCCGGGTTGTTACCGGGATCACCCATTCCAACCCATTCAGCTCCCGCGTCCTGGATGGTCATGCGAACCCACGGACCACTTGCGGGTGGACCGGAATCTTTTACGCCGGGATACTGCACGGGCGTAGCGGATGCCCATTGCGTTTCGAACCGAACGCGGATTGCTGCGTGACGTGCGGCCAGTGTCACCGTGTGATCTCCCCGCCATAGAATGCTTGCACGGCGTTAAGGTTAACGTCCACCATGCCGTCAGGCGCCTGCTTTTGTGAATGCCCGTTCTCGAGCGCCAGGATGTAAGGCAGGTTGTTCGTGAACCAGACCGTGTCGCCAAGCTTGGCGTTTCTTGCTGTCGATGTAAGACGAGAAACAGACTTCTCCCCCGACTTGTCTTTTGCTTCGAGGTCGACTGCGTTCGACGGGTTATTGATCGACGGGAACCAGTTACCTCGAGCACGACCAACGTCCACTGGCGTGTCCAGCACGATGCGAGAGTCAAGGTCGATAACGATCTTCTGGAAGATGACTTTTGCCTGCTCGTCAGTGACCTCGCCAAAGCGAGTTAGGTCGATTGCGAATTGACGCGCTGACATACCCTTAGGCATTTTGTACCGCCATCTTAAAAATTACAGGAACGCCCGAAGGCGCGGTCGCTTTGATGTCGATGATCTTCGACGTGTTACCGTTGAAGATTATCACGTCGTCCACCGCAGGCGTCACGCTTGCAGCAGCGAATTCTTTGGCCGACGCGAGCAGTACCGCCGACGCGCGTGCCATCACCTCGTCAGAAAACTCTTGCGCCGACTTCGAAACGTCGAGCAATGCTACAGTCGTGTCTGTCGGAGCGCCGAGTGTCGTGAGGCCCGTCGTGTTGTTGTAGGACCGAGCGCCGTAGGAGCGGTAAGTCGCCGATTGCCCAAACTGGACGATCAGAGGACCGGCTACGTCGTCGCGGAGATCGGTGAAGAAGGTCATGCGCGAACAAGGCCTCCCGTTCCGAGTGTGAGTGGGCGAAGGAGCATTGACACGTGAGACATCACGGCTTTGCCTTGCAGGCGTTTGGACGTGTCGTAAGCAACGGTGATAACGTCAACCTTCTGCATCGAGACGGCTGCGGCGTCGTTTGTGACGATGCCCTCCATGTCGTAAGTTCCGTTCCGGAACAGGTCAGCGACGATTGCTGTCGCCTCCTCGACCTGCCACGGAATGACTGTCTCACCAATCTCGTTGCCTTCGACGTAAGCGAACTGGCGTGGCCATTTGAGTCGTTGCGTCGAGGTAGCCACGTCACCGATGTAGGTGAAGTTGCGATCTATGTAGTCAGTTGCTTTGCGTATATAAATTTCTCGAGTTGGGTCGTCCGTTTCAGCGGCCCAAGCGGTACCGCCGCGAGCCACCCAATAAGCGTCCACATTTGCAAGTGTGTCATAAGCGTCTGTTCCTACCGTCAAAGCCATTGGAGCGGGTCCTTTCGTTGGCCCGATCCTACGGAAAAGAACCTACTGAAACAACAGCAGATGGGAGTGGGCAATAACTTAGTTATTGCCTTAATTAGGTGTTGCCCGCCACTTGCCGTTGTAGATCGTCACTATCGCACGTTTCCCGTTGGGATATGTGACGATGAACGAGTGCGACCACGACGACGGGCCTTTGGTGTAGTCGAGGCGCAGACGCGTGAACGTGCCCGCGACGTACATCCCGTCTAGGATCTGTGCTGAGTGAGTGTGCCCAGTGTTGGCCTTCCGGCCCATGCGCGACAAGCCACGAGCGCTGCCGCGGGAGCCGTTGGGGCCTAGGTGTCCGTGCATCCCGCACTCGATCCCGCCCTTGTCGTCGTCGCACAGAACGAACGAGTCGTCCGGCCCTAGGAAGATGATACTTTTGTCTACGCCTTCGCGACGCAGCGCCTCGCGGACGACGTGGTGCTGCGTGTCCTCGCGTTGTATAGCGCTGTACTTGTCAAGCTGACACTCGAGGAAGAAGATTGCGTTGGCGGGATCGTAGCGGTAGTCTGCTTCGCGCAACCACCGTTCCAATGCGTTGTCGTGATTTGAGTCTACCACGACGGTCATGCAGAAGTCACGTTTGATCTCGTGCAAAAGATTGCGAACGCGTTGCACCTCCTCGCGGACGTCTGCCGTCCCTTCGTTGAACCGTTTAAACATGGCGTGAGGGTTTTTGATCTCGTGGTGATTCCGTGCGCGGAAGTCAAGGACGTCGTGCGCGAATTGATGCCGCGGGCGAAGCGTGTCGAGAATCCCGCCCTCGTTGAACGCGAGCGCCTTGCACTCGCTGTCGATCACTTCAGGGTGAAGGTCGCCCCAGTTTACTGCTTCGACGTCGATGTTCGTCGAGACTTCACCGCCTTGGACGAACGTAGCGCCCGAGCCGTTCGGGATGTCGTAGAACGACCCATCATTGTCGGCGTTCAGTTGACGCACCCACCACATGCCTTCGTGATTGACTTCAGCAATGACCGCGCCGAACGTGTGGTGGAATTCAGCTTGCAAGCCGGCTTTCTTTTGCATGTAATTGAGAAGCGTCGCTGTGCCCGTCGTGTAGTTGAACTTGGCGCCGTCGTCGACTGTTC